AGATCAGTACAAGGAGAAGGCATATCAACTGGCATTCCATCATACTTTGTACGATTAGCAAATTGTAATTTAACATGTGGAATGTCAAGAGCATTTGCAAATAAAATTCTAAAAGAAAAATTACTTGATGATGGTGAAATATTTAAAGGTGATTTAGAATTAGAAGGTAAAGCATCTTGGACCTGTGATTCTACTAGTCAGTGGTTATGGAGAGGAGTTGAACAAGAATTTCAATATCTAATTAATCAATGGAAACAACAAGGAATATATGATGATATATTAAGTGGTACTATTCATGTTATTTGGACTGGTGGTGAACCTACAATTAAATCACATCAAGAAGCAATTGTTACTTTTACTAATGCTTGGCTATCAAAACATATAGATGATCTTAGATCTCCATATTATGAAATAGAAACTAATGGTACAATAGTAATTGAGGATACTTTATTCCAAATGCTAAACCAAATAAATTGCTCACCTAAGTTAGCAAACTCAGGTATGACTGAGAAACAACGTATTAATCCAGAAGCGATTAAACGAATAATGTCACATAGTAATTATCAATTTAAATTTGTAATAAGTAATGAAGAAGATATCAAAGAAATATTCAGTGATTTTATTGTACCATTTAGCATACCTCTTAAGAATGTAGTTGTAATGCCAGGAATGGATGCAAGATGGCAATTCCATGAAAGAACCAATTTCATTATGGAAATGGCTAAGAAATATAAATTTAGAGCTATGAGTAGAATGCACATAAGTGCGTGGGATAAAACATTAAATGTATAAGTTATGAGAATTCTATTTAACCAAACCCAACTTCAACAAGCTGTTGAGAAAGTAGCTAGAGAAATCCACTCTAGACACTACAATGATCCAAACCCACCTGTGATGATATGTGTTTTAAATGGAGCATTTATGTTTTTTACTGACTTAGTTAGACAAATCAATATTGATTGTGAAATTGATTTTATGAGAGTTAAATCATACCAAGGTCAAGATCAATTTGAAATAACAATGACTAAAGACATAGAAACTGATATTACAGGTAGAACTGTTTATATAGTAGATGATATTATAGATTCAGGAAACACCATGATATCTATTGGTAAACACTTAAACCTCCAACCTAATACGCCTAAAGACATAGTGTTTGTATCTTTGTTTAAAAAATATACTTCTAACTTAGACTGCATTTATGGTATTGAATTAACAGATGAAACTTGGATTTGTGGTTATGGATTAGACGGAGAAAATGGATTACATAGAAATAAGAACTCTATATTTGGCTTTATACAAGAAATTGATTAAATTAATAATATGAATAAAATAACAAAATCAAACGGAAACACACCTCGAACACCTGAGGAAATTGAAAATATGATTTTAGAAGCATCTGCTCATTATGGTGGATTTCTAGAAGCAATGGGATTTGACTATAAAGCAGATCCTCAAACTATTGATACACCTCGTCGTGTAGCAAAAGCATGGTTGAAGGATTTAATTATAGGATCAGTATCTGACGAACCTAAAATTACTACATTTCCAAATGAAGATAATTATGATGGTTTAGTAGTACAAAGTGGAATACCAGTAGTTAGTATGTGTGCTCATCATAATTTAGCATTTACAGGTTATGCTACAGTAGCATATCTACCTGGAGAAAATGTAGTTGGGTTATCTAAATTAAATAGAATTGTAGAATGGTTCTCTCGTAGACCACAAATGCAAGAATCATTAACTCAACAAATACATGATTATATAGCTGATAAATTAGAATGTGATTCAGTAGCAGTTAGTATTGCTTGTAAACACACTTGTTGTTCACATAGAGGAATTAAGCATCCATCTGTAATGAGTACTAATAAATTTAGTGGAGCATTTATGGAAAAAGATAACTTAATTAGATCAGAATTTTTACACGCAATATCAAAAAACGGAGAACAATTATAATATGTTAAACGCAAAACAAATAATCGAAGAAGGTCTATTAAAATTAGACAATACTAAAGGTAAACCGGCTCAAGTTGGGTATGATCTTTCAATTAAATCAGTACAAATGATTAGATCTGACTTAAAAGTTGGATTTGTATTAAAAGATAAAACATTATTAACTGAATATGAACCTAAACCTAAACAACAATTAGATGGATATACAGGTTGGTTATTATATGCTGGTGTGTATGATATTACATTCAACGAAGGATGTAAAATACCTGAAAATCGTGTAGCATTTATTAAACAACGCTCATCATTATATCGTAATGGAGCTGTTATCAACAGTCCTGTATTTGATCCTGGATTTGAAACAGAAAATATGGGTACATTATTATATGTTGCTGAAACAATATTCATTGAAGAAGATGCTCGTGTAGCTCAAATTTACTTCCATGAATGTGAACCAGCAGAAATGTATAATGGACAGTTTCAAAACGACAAACAAAGATAATAAAATACATTAGACCGAAGTTTCTTAATATTTATGGCAAACACTACAAACTATGCCATTAATATTAAGAACAACTAAGGGTTCACCGTTAACTTATTCTGAGTTAGATGGAAATTTTCTATTTTTATCAGGTTCCACTAGTTCATCATTTGCTACATCTGCATCATTTGCTCAAACCTCTTCAATAGCATTTTACTCGTACTATTCAAATCAATCTGTATATTCAGCTCAAGCTGTATATGCTACCTCAGCAGGTAATGCTACTACAGCAGCAAATGCTACAACAGCATCCTATGCCGCATCATCATCTGTAGCTGTTTCATCATCATTTGCTACAACAGCATCATATGCAATTAATGTTCCTGTTATAAGTACAGGATCTTTCGCTGTCACCGGTTCAAATACATTTATTGGAAACCAAATTATAACTGGAGCTACTACAATTAAAGCTCCAGATGGAAGTACTTCTTTAATAGTTAGTTCATCATATTCATCATCTATAAGTAGTTCAAATAATACTATTACTCCTACATTCAATGGAACATTAAGTTTAACAGGAGTTAATCCTGGTTCTCCATTAATGTATACATTTAATTCAGATATTTGGATAAATTATTCAGCTATATCTGGTAGTCAACATACTCAAGCTAGTTCAACTCTTAAAGTCACAGCAGATGGTGTAGATTATGATTCATTAAATATAGGATTAAATAATGGTATTACTTTGTCTCCTGTTGGCACTATAGATAATGGAAACTATACAATATGGGTTAAAGATATATCAAGTAATCAATTTTATAAAATAGATAACCAATCATTAACATCATTAGCATCATTTGGATTACTTATCCCTCTTACTGGAGATACTAGTACTAATTTAGGTACAGATTTAGTAAATTTTGGTTTTTCATTAACCACAGATCCTGTTGCTAATTATCTTAATACATTAACTTATGTATCATCTTCAACAACTTCATTTACTTCATCATTAGTGACATCAAATGTTCAATTAAATGTAAATTCAGTTTCTGGTTCTAGAATATTCCCAACATCATCAGGAGTACCTACATTTAGTGGTTCAGATGGTCAGTTTGTGTTTGGAACTACTGGTGGAAATTATTTTATATATACTTTTATGAATAATAAATGGAGATCAGGATCTTTAGTATAATATTAAATTAAGTTTGGCCTCATGCGAGGCCTTACTTATATTTATACTAATGTATCAATCAATATATTATAACCACCAAGACTATACTTATCATTTAAGAGACGATCAAACTGGATGGTCTCAGTTTACATTCCAACCTACATTCTATAAACGAGTTAAGGAATATCAGGATGGTGCTCAACCTGTTTTAACTGGAGGTTGGGCAGTACCTACTACAAAATATGATAAAAACGATCCTAACTTATTAGAAAAAGACATCAATAAAGAATTACTTGTATTACGAGAATTATATTCTAAATATGATGATATTGTTCCTTCATACCATAATATTCTTTATCTTGATATTGAGATAGAAATGGGAGGTGCTTTAACACCTGAATATATCAAGTCTGCACCTATGCCACTTACTTCTCTTGCCTTAAGAGATATGACAACTAAACAATGGATTTGTTTTGTTATTGATAAAACAGGTGAAATACAAGAAACAAATCAAAACGATAAACTTATCATTCCATGTGGTTCTGAAAGAGAACTAATAAAACGATTTTTAGATAAATGGGAAGAACTAGATCCAACAATAGTAGTCGGATATAACTCAGCATATTTTGATATGCCTTATTTATATTATAGAATACAACGTATTGTAGGTAAGGAAGTATTACGTTTATCACCAATTGGAAGAATAAATGCTAGAGATTTTAATGGTGAAAATCAAATTTCTATAGGTGGGGTTAATCATTTAGATTATATGCTTCTTCATAAAAAATATATTATGAAAGAAGAACCATCTTATAAATTAAATGATATTGGATTACGATATGTTAATTTAGGTAAAATTGAATATGATGGAAACTTAAATACATTATTTACAAATGATATTAATAAGTTTATAGATTATAACTTACGTGATGTTGAAATTATTGAGAAACTAGAAGAAAAACTTAAATTCATTGAATTAACAATTATGATATCTCATATTTGTAATATTCCATATGAAAGTATATATTACAATACTGTAATGAATGAGGGTGCTATATTAAAATATCTTAAACGTGAAGGTATAGTTTCACCTAACAAACCAACAACACATAATCCACATCTAAAACCAATACCTGGAGTTAAAGGTGAATCATATGCTGGTGGTTTTATTTTAGAACCAATACCTGGTTTATATTTTGATGTTATAGATTTAGATTTTACATCACTATATCCATCAATTATAAAATCACTTAATTTAGGTATTGAAACATTAGTGGGTAGAATTAGAGTTGATTATAAACCATCATATGAACAAAACCATAGTTTAGAAAAACTTAAAGAGCGTGATCCTAAAGAAATTATTACAATTGAAAAACTAAATAAAGAAAACTATACTTTATCATCTACAGAAATACCTCTCGGCAAATTAATTAAAATTATAGAAGATAATGAATATACAATAGCAGCATCTGGTGCTATATTCAGAACTGATGAACAAAGTATATGTTCTAAGATTTTACAAGATTGGTTTGAGAAACGAGAACATTATAGAGGATTAAAGAAAAAAGCAGGTAAAGACGAAGATTGGGCTAACTATAAATTATATGATTTGTTCCAACATGCCTTTAAGATTCTACAAAATGCTATGTATGGTACATATGCTAAAAATGGATGGAGATACACTGATGGACATTTAATTTGTAGTGCTGGAATTACAAATAGTGGTCAACGTTTAACACAAGAAAGTATTACATTTGTAAATGATAAAATTAATACTGAGTTAAAACATGATAAACAAAACGTTTGTATTAGTGATACAGATAGTGTTTACATAGGATTAAGTAGTTTACTTAAACATAGATATCCTAACATGACCCCTGAAACTAAAGATAAATATATCTTAGAAATGGCATCTGAAATACAAAATGAATCTAACTACTACTTAAATGAACTAAGTAAAGATTTATTTAATATTAGACACGGTTCTCATTATTTCCAGTTAAAACAAGAAGTAATAGCCTCCAGTATTATTGTTACAGGTAAACGTAGATATGCTATGTATGTAACTAATAAGGAAGGTGTTGCAGTACAAGAACTAGACATGAAAGGATTAGAATTAATGAAATCCAACATGAATAAATTATTCAAAACATTTGGAGAGAATCTTATTAAAAATATATTGTTTGGTAAAGCTAAAGATGAAATTGATACAGATATAGTTGATTTTAATAAATCACTTAAAACATTAGACATTAGGCAACTTGGTAAACCAACTGGAGTAAAACAAATATCTTCATATCATTTACCACCAAGAGCTGGTGAGATGTTTAGTACATTTAAAATAAAAGCACCTTATAATACAAAAGCAGCTGTTCGTTATAATGACTTACTTAAATTTAAGAGACTAGATAAGAAGTTTGAATCTATAGTTGAAGGTGATAAAATTTTTGTTATTAACTTAAAACCAAATGTTTACAAATTAGAAACAATTGGTTTACCAAACGCTAAAGTACCTGAAGAAATAGAAAAATTTGTTAAGGACTATATTGATATAGATGAAATATTTGAAACACTATTACTAAATAAATTAAAGGAACTTTATAAAGATCTAAAGTGGTCTTTTCCTAGCTTAAATGAAAATATTGGAAAATTTTTTAAATTTTAAACATGATAAATAAACTACAACTACAAAACATTATCTCAAAATACTACCTAAATGGTTTAGTAGAATCTGTTAAATGGGTTATTAAAGATAAAAAACTAAACATTCGCTTTATGTCTCCAACTAGAGATATGTTAGGTGAACTTGAATTTGAAGAACTAAATTTGGGTAATAATGAATTAGCGATATTTAATACATCACAATTAAACAAGTTAATAAGTATTACTTCAGGTGTATTACTATTAGATATAACCAAGAATAACAGTATATCAACCAAGTTAAACATAGCGGATGCTCAATTTAATCTAATGTATGCTTTAGCAGATGTTATGTTAATAAGTAAAGTAGCTAAAGTAGAAGAACCTAAATCATATGCTGTAGAATTAAAACTTGAAAATGAACAAATAACAGCTCTAATAAAAGCTAAAAATGCACTACCTGATACTTCACATCTTATTATTTCAAATAATATGGATTTTAATGGTGACTCAATATTAGATTTTGTTTTTGGAGATGCAGGTGATTATGCTAATAAAATTACTTACTCAATTCCAGCTTCTATTACAAATTCAATTAGTATTCCATTTGATCCAAACATTCTTAAAGAAATATTAAGCGCTAATAAAGACGCAGAAAACGGTAAATTAAGTATTAGTACTGAAGGATTAATGAAACTGGAATTTCAGTCAAATGATTTGAAAGTAGTGTACTATATTGTACGAAAACAAAACAACTAGTTTGGCTTACCACCAAAAGGATGTTATATTTATAACAAATAAATAACCAATATATGGGATTCAAAATCGATAAGAGGTCCGCACAGGACCGAATTTTAAACCAATTTGATAGGGTTTTAAAAAATGAAAAATGGGAAAAACAAAATGATCTTAAAACACAATTAGAAAATATTGTCCCCGAACCACCAAAAAGAAAAACATACGACGATGAAATTCCCGTATATCTTCCATTATATGCTACCAAGTATAAAATAGAAGAAAAAAATGCAAAAAAAGCCGAAAATAAAAAGTAAGGCTTGGTTATTAGTAAAATAAATGTTATATTAGTATAAATAAAAATCAAAGTTATGGAAGAAGAAATGTTAAAATCATCAACAATCATTAAAGATAAAATGATTGAGCCTTATTTTATAGGTAAAGACGCAACTTGTTACACAGTTTATGAACTTGTTAAAGCAAGTAATGACGAAACTAAAGCAAAACGTGGTAGAAAACGTGTTGTAACAGAAGAAAACAAAGATAAAGTTTATCTTAAGGCCCACGGTTACTTTACTCAATTTGAGAATTGTTTAAATGAAATATCTAAACTAAAAATTAATGTTCGTAATTATGACTCTATTAAGGAGTATATTACTGAATATAAAAGAGTTAAAGAAGAGTTAAATCAAATAATAAATATAGGAATATGAGGTTAAAACCAGTCCACAACCATGTTATTATCAAACAGGTTGAAGAAGAAGAAACACAATACGGAAACATTATAGTTCCTGATATTGGTAAAGAATTACCTAAAATAGGTATAGTAACTGCTATTGGAGCAGGAACATTCACTCAAAATGGAGATATAATTCCCATTCAAGTAAAAGTAGGCGATAAAGTAGCATTTGCTTCATTTAGTGGAGTTAAATTCACTATCCAATCAGAAGACTTTATATGTTTAAAAGATCAAGAAATATTAACTATCATAGAAGAAGATGAACAAAATAATTAATTACGGACCTGACGCTAGAAAGAAACTAGCTATTGGTATCGACAAGTTATCAGATGCAGTTACATCAACATTAGGTCCTAATGGACGAAATGTTGTTTACACTGAAAATGGAGAAGTACGTAGTACTAAAGACGGAGTTACAGTTGCTAAAATTATCTCTAAATTGGAAGACCCAATTGAAGATTTAGGTGCACAAATGTTAAAACAAGCATCAATTAAAACTGCTAATAATGCAGGTGATGGAACAACAACATCTACTTTACTAGCACAACAAATTATTCAAGGTGGTTTAAATTATCTTGATAAAGGTTCTAATGCTGTTGAGATTAAAAAAGGTATTGACTCTGCTGTGAAAGAAGTAGTTGCTGAATTATACAAAAATATTGTTACTGAAATTTCATCTGAAGAACAATTAAAACAAATTGCAACTATATCAGCAAACGGAGATGAAGAAATCGGTAAGTTAATTGCAACTGCAATACAGAAAGTAGGACGTGAAGGTATAGTTCATATTGAAGAATCTAAATCAGATGAAACATATCTTGAAACAGTAGAAGGTATGCAATTTGATAGAGGTTATAAATCACCTTATTTTGTTACTGATAATAACACTATGTCTTGTACTTTAGAAAATCCACTTATCTTAATTGCAGATAAAAGATTTACTACTGTTAAAGAATTATTACCTATCTTAGAAAGTGTATCAACTCAAAATAGATCACTTTTAATTATAGCAGAAGATATTGATGGTGAAGCATTAGCTACTCTTATTGTAAACAAAATGAGGAATATTGTTAAAGTATGTGCTGTTAAGGCTCCTGATTTTGGTGACAGAAGAAAATTAATATTAGAAGACATTGCTAAATTAACTGGTGGTCAAGTATTTTCAACTGAAAAAGGAATGAAACTAGATAAGTTTAGTTGGGATTGGTTTGGTGAATCACGTGTAGTAACTATCAATAAAGAACAAACAACTATTGTTGATGGTAAAGGTAAAGAAGACATTATTACTAAACATATAGAAGAATTACAAACACAAATTGAAAATACAAAAGCGTCACCTTATGAAGTTGAAAAACTACAAGAACGTTTAGCAAAATTCATTGGTGGAGTTGTTATTATTCATGTTGGTGGTAATTCAGAAATTGAAATGAAGGAAAAGAAAGACCGTGTTGATGATGCTTTAAATGCTACAAAAGCTGGTGTCGAAGAAGGTATTGTACCTGGTGGTGGATCTGCTTTAATATACGCTAGAGAAGCTATTACATATAGTAGAGCTGAATTAGATTCAGATATTCATATTGGTAAGAAAATAGTTTATAAAGCATGTGCTTCTCCATTTATTAAAATTTTAACTAATGCTGGTTATACAGTAGAGGAATGTTTTAATTTAATTAATAAAATGGAACCTGAAGAAAATGATTATTGGATTGGTTATGATCTTAAATCAGAATCATTTGTTAACATGAGTAAACAAGGTATTATTGATCCAGTTAAAGTAACAAGAAACGCAATTCAAAACGCAGCTTCAGTAGCTGGAACAGTATTATTAACTGAATGCACAGTAGTAGATAAACCAGAAGACAAGAAACCAAGTATGCCTGATATGGGTGATATGGGAGGAATGTTTTAATGAGTAAGAAAATACATACTATACTAAACGAAAAATATAGACCTGATACTTTAGAAGGATATATTTGTAAGGAAGAAGACAAAACTAAATTACAAGAATATATTGATCTACAAGATATACCTCATTTATTATTTGCAGGTAAACCAGGTTCAGGTAAAACTACAATAGCTAAGATATTAGTTAATAACATTGATTGTGATTATTTATATATCAATGCTACTGATGAAAGATCAATTGATGTGATGAGAGATAAGGTAGGTGCATTTGCATCTGCCGGCTCATTTAAACCACTTAAAATAGTAATATTAGATGAAGCTACTCATATTTTACAAGCATCACAAGTAATATTACTTAATATGATGGAAACATTTAGTTTAACTACTCGTTTTATATTAACTGGTAATTATCCTGAAAGATTAATTGAACCACTTAGAAGTAGATTACAGGATTTTGATTTAGTACCTCCAACTAAAAAAGCAATAGCAAAACATGTTTCTGAAATTTTAACTAAAGAAGAAATTAATCATACACCTGGAGATATTGTTACTATTGTAAATCGTTTTTATCCTGATTTTAGAAAAATCATTAATAACTGTCAAAAATATACTGTTGATAAAACATTAAAACTAGACACTTTATCTAATACAGATGATGAATATAAAGAAAAAATATTAATTGAACTAAAAACTAAATCATCAAAAACATTTAATAACATTAGACAAATAATAGCTAATAGTGAAGTAGATGATTTTAGTGATTTATTTAGATTTTTGTTTGATAAATTATCAGAATATGCTTCTGGAAGTGAAGGCGAAATAATAATGGCAATAGAAGAATACCAATATCATTCTAATTTTAGAATTGATTCAGAAATAAACATAATGGCTTTAATAAGCAAAATAATCAAAACAATATGAACACACCAAAAGAACAAATTAAATTAAATTTAGACATTACAGCTACTCAACCAATATTAACACCTGATGGAAATCATGTTGTAACTGAGGGTTTTGTCTTAAGAAAAGTATCTAAATTCATTTCAGGAACAGCAGAAGATGGAGTTATACCAATTCCTTGTTTTTATGATGTTAAAACTGGACGTATATTAATTGAAACTCTACCTAAAGAATTAAGAGCAGAGTATGAAGAGTACCAAGAAGCTAGTAAGTAATTTTTCTATATTTGATTGGCTAAAAGAAATATGCTATATTAAATCTGATTGGAATAAATTTTCAAATGAACAATTAAAAACATTTGAACCGTACATGATTAATCGTTTCTTAAGTATGAATGAAGATTATACTGAATTGGTTAATTATGTACAAGCTATTCCATATTCTGAAAAAGAAAAATATTATAAACTATATTGTAATTTATTACCTAAAAAACAATTTTGGTCTAAATATATTAAATCTGAAACTAAATCACCAAATAAAGATTTAATTCAACATTTAACAATATATTTTGAATGTAGTTCTAAAGATGTTACTGATTATATTGGGTTTTTAGATAAAACAATCATTAGTCAATGTCTATCAGATATGGGTATTGAAGACAAAGAAATAAAAAAACTAATAAAATGATAGACACAATAACAGAATCAGTTATAGAAGACTTAAAATCAAGAAGTGAACGTGGTATTAAAAAATATAATACTACACTTGATCAAAATAATAAAGATGATTTTATGAATCATTTATATGAAGAATTGTTAGACGCAGCCCAATATATTAAAAAGGAAATGTCTATCATTCCTGAACTTCAACAAATGATTGAACAACATTCTAATGATATAACATTAGGTGAAGCAATCCGAAGTAAATACGCTAAACATAATGTCTAAAAAGAAAATACCTCAAATAGTTAAAACTATTAAAAATCATCCTCCTCTAGAAATAGATTATAGATTCCAAAAAAGTATATCTTACAGTCAGTTTTCAAT